TCGTATATTCTCTTGATCATCTTTTGGCTCATCTTTATTTCCCAAAGGTAACGTACTTTTAGGACTGTTCTTTCGTTCATAACCTATTGGATCATTAGTCATCTCTTTATTTTCTTTATCAATATGATCTTGTACTACATTTGAACTGTGTCTACTATCTAATGGATGCTTCAAACTATCTTCAACGTAGTCTCTCCATTGTTCTTTCTGTTTCTGAGATTTTTCTTTCTCATTCAGTCGATCTATCTCATCCATATCATAGTTACTCAAGGTATCCTCCACAGATTAGGCTCATGAATCAATGGTGTTTCTTTTGTAGGATTTAGTACAGGATTAGCATTGAATGTTTTTGTTTCCCCTTTAGGAGTCCATAATATAATTTCTCTTGTACCCATATCAAACTCATGCCATCTTAAAATTCTTGCCATCCTAGCATTTATAAGAGCTTCCTCCTCAGTATGTCCTGCTTTAAAGAAAGCATTCAATACTGCCACCCACATATCATAAACCGAATCAGTATTCTCTTTCAAAATTTTGTCGGCAGATATTGGGCCTACTCCTTTACATCCTTTGTAGTTATCAACTGTATCTCCTACTAAAACTTGATAGAAAAACTGGTAATCAGCTTGACTTTCTGACCATTTAAAAATCTTCTCCTCTTTAAAATCCCAATGCAAACCTGGAATAGTTAGTAAATCCTTATCCTCACTAACAATTATAGTTGATTCTTTGGAAGGTTTAGTTGACTTTATTCCTATCACATCATCTGCTTCCAACCAATCATAAGACACACAGTTATATTCACCCTTACAATAATCAATTGCACTAGAGAAACACATAGGTTTTCTACCACCCTTCCTGTTACTCTTGTAATCAGGATTAATTACTTTCCTATAATTTTTCCTGTCACTAAAACAGAGAGTAACTTTAGGAAGTACCGAACCTATCTTAGTCTTCTCTATGATCTTCCAAATTTGATCATCAATTATAGTTTTAACTTCATTCATATCTGAATGCAGAGTCCACGAATCACCTTCCCAATTGATCTCCCTCTCGGAGAGTCTAGTAGCTTTATATACAAATATATCTGCATCAATTAATAATTCTCTCATCTTTACCTTCCTTTTTTTAAGATTACTTTGTTTACATAAGTGTTTTCATCCGTCAAATCATGACGATACTTTTCATACTTACTAAAGCTGAAGCATGATACATTCTTTAAGTGTGTCCAAGGTACAATATAAATATAAGGAAATTTACATGCAAATAAATAATCAAAATCTCCTTTCTTATATTCTCTTTTTACTCTTAACCCATTAGATCTTCCTTCTCTTGTCAATTTTACATAAGGGCTTCTAGAGTTCTTTATCTGTATGGTAATCCATTTAGTATTATTCTTAACTACTAAATCAAATGGTGATGAAGGATCTAAAGGAACAAACATGGAATAGTTCCACATGTGTAAAAGATACCTTACTATTTCTTCCCCTGCCATACCAAATGTAGTGGCTTCAATGTGTGGTTGCCCAATTGGAACCTGTTTTGAATTCACCTGTGAGTGGGATTCTAAAATTGTACTTCTCTCCTGCGATTGCGATTGCCTTGACTCCAAGTTCTCCGATTCTATTACCATACTCCCTCTTTACTGTAAGTTGTACTTCATCATGAACAAAAGCTACCTGTGCATAATCCTCTCCGTCTTTAAATTCCTCCTGAAGTAGAGAATGCATCTCAACTATCCATCTCTTACAGATAATTGCTCCTGCCGATTGAAGTAATGTATTGAGTGCTGCATAGTTGGAACGTACAGGTACTTTCCTTCCATCCAAACCCATTATAAATCCTGACTTTGCTTTCTTCTGTACTGCATCTCTTAGATACTTCAGAGCAGGAATCTTACTTAGAAATTCTTTCTTTAATCTTGCTCCTTCCGCTTTACCCTTGCCAACAATCTGACCAATCTTTTCATTCCCTGCTCCATAGAGGAAACCATAGATGAAAGTCTTAGCTTGATCCCTTGTGGCAAGACCAGCAGATCTTTGATTGGCTGTATGAATATCTGATTCAAGTAGTAACTTGCCATACCTACCGCCATCATACCTAGCCAGATAATGCGAAAGACAACGCAATTCCAGGCTAGATACATCAATTCCCAATAGATCCATGTCTGTATCTGGCCTAAACAATTCCCTACATACTGACCCATAGGGTGCATTAGTATTCGGAACTTGAGCGATATTAGGGTGTGAGTGAGAACAGCGTGAAGTCTGTGCTCCCATCGTGTTGACTCTCCCATGTAACTTACCTTTTCTACAAAGTTTCATCCATGCTTGGTTACCCTCTGCCAATTGTGCTATCCTTTTATTCAACATAAAATATTTAGACATCAACTTAGCTTCAGGATATGCTAGTTTATTCAGAACCTTCTCATCAATCTTAGGTTCCATTGATGGAGTGAACTCTCTAGGAATCCACCCTCTCAATTCTTGTAGTCTCTTAGCTATATGCTTACGAGAATTAGGATTGAAATCTACAATCTTAATCTTGTTGTATATTCCATTCTTCCTTGGCCCTTCATCTATGATCCAAGATCCAAACACTTCACTTAATTTTTGTGCTAGTACAGATCTTTTATCTGCCAACTCCACATATAATTCTGCTCCTTTCTTCTCATCAAAAGAAAAACCTCTCTCTTCCTGTCTGAAACAGATGTCTGCAATCCTATGTTCCAAATCAACTGCTTCCTTTGAAGGAATATTAGGACGAAAATATTCATACAAACTTTCAGTAAGATGTACATCATTTATACAATAGTCTCTCATCTCAGGAGTAAGTTTCTCAAATGCATTTTCTTGTTGATTGTACGTACCTTTGAAGGAACCTAGCCTTTCTCCCCATGCTTTCAATGAATGACTACCCCATAATTTAACCTCCATCTTCTTTATTACGCTATCTTTATCCCTTATGTTAGGATAAAGTAGCCGAGATAGGATAAGAGTATCCATAGTCTGATCTATAGGTACTGAAAATTGATAGAGGTCTTTCAAAACTATCAAGTCAAAGCCTAATATATTATGACCAACTATTTTCTTATCTTTTAGGTCTTCCAATGCCATCAATATAGTTTCATGTGAATCTGCCTCTGTTAAATCACCAGTAGTTAAGTTCCGATACACTAATAAATGTACCTTAGTTACTGTATCTAACAGCCCATCTGTTTCTATATCTAAAACTACCTCTTCCATTTTGTTTCCTTCCTATTAAAAGTCTTTGTTTTCTTCTCCGCTAGTCTCTTCCTCAAATATATTATCCTGAGAAAGTTCTGTCATCCTCCCTGTTTGTCTTGAATACTCTAGTAAATTACAAATGCCTGTCTCTCCTGTCCACCTGTTTTTAAGTATCCGTACTGTGGTAAGGTTAGGTGCATCCTCACTCTGTTGATTTCTCTCACAACCTACTACAATATCAGACAGTTGTGCTATTCCATGCGTACCTCTGAGTTGATTGAGTGAAGTCTGTACTCCTTCTTCATGTCCTCTGTCTCCACTAGGTCTCCGTAAATGAGAGACAAGGATCAGAGCACATTGTAATTCTTCAACTAAACTTCTAAGTTTTGTCATCACAAAGTCTAACATTCTCCTCTCATCTCCTCCACTTGTGAGACCTGAGATTACAATACTAATGTGATCCAATATAATACAATCACATTCCATCCCCTTTACTAAGTAACGAATCTTATTAAATAGATTCTCTGGTTCCACACTACCCCAATGATCATAAAGGAATAGGTTACCTGTACCTAGTGTGCTATCAAATCCTTCCTTTAATTCCTCAGTTGTACTCTCTATATTTTGTAGATGAATAGGTTTATTTAGGTAGAGTCCTATGAATCCTAAAGCTGTACGTTTATTGTTCTCTTCTAATGCTAAGTAACCTAGTTTAAGCCCTTGCAACATCAACGAGTAGCCAATCTCTCTACATATTTGAGACTTACCTACTCCACTACCTGCTGTTATAGTTACAATTTCTCCTCTCCTTAAACCTTGGGTCATTGCATTCAGACCTGAGAAAGGATAAGGAAATGATTCAATGTTTTCCTCAGATGAAATCAGAGGCCATAAATCTTTTCCATCTATGATACCATCTGGTCTCCAAACCTGTGCGTTCCAGATGGCAGAAATAATATCACTCTCCCTGCCTTCCTTTAACATTTCATTTGCATCCTTCAATGGAAGGTGAGCAATCTTAACTTTTCCAGGTGAGAACAGAGGTACACATTCTTCTACTGCTTTCTTCCCTGCATCATCCTGATCGAACATCAGTATTACTGAGTCAAATCCTTCCAGATATTCTATCTCTCTTTGAAGACATTTCTTTGCACCTCCTGCACCTGTAGCTACTGAGACAACAGGCCATTTATTTCCTTGTGCCTGAGATACTGACATAGCATCCAGTTCTCCCTCAGTTACTACTATCATCTTCCCTTTAGAGAAGAGATGTTTACCGAACAAGTTAGCTTTCTTAGTATCTCCTATAAATAGAAAGTCCTTATTAGAAAATCTTAATTTCTGTGCAACTATTCCATTTGAACCTTTGGCCCTATAGTTAGCAATCTGAACTTTCTTTCCTTTGAAATCACCTGTCTGATAATCCCATTTGTTAATAGTATCCTGTTTAATACCTCGTTTTTGAAGCGGTAATTTCTCACCGGATACGAAATCATTTTTCATTTGTTCCTTCCTCTCCGAAAATTTTTCAGTTAATATTTCACCTTGTCTGTAACCACAACCTGGACTGAAACAGAAACCATGACCATCATCATAGATGGCAAGGTTATCATTAGATCCACACTTAGGACAAGGTACATGAGTAACACAAGTAGATTCTACTTGCTCTCTTCCAAAGTCGTCCATGTTTTATCATCTAGTTTAGAGTATGCAGTTAGACCACCAACATAAGTGTAGCCACTTGCTCCTAAGAAGTCTAAGAACCTATCCAATAATAATGGTAGTGTCTCTGCTTCAAATCGCATCTTAACTAGATTATGTGAAGGTGGATTAAAATTCATTCTCACCTGACGAAATGTATAGGTCTCTTCCATTTCCCTATCTTCATCTTCATCTTCCTTTTGTACTGGTTTGAAACCGGCTTCTTCATCAGTTGCAAATCCTAGTACCTCTCCCTTTTGTACTGGTTTCATACCAGACCAATCAACTTTCTCTTGCATATTTTCCTTCCTGTTATATTTAGTTTTTACTTTATGTATTTGTGATCCACGATTTTTAATTCCTTTCCCCATTGTTTATCCTTTTAAAAATCAAACCATGCTTGTACATCAAAGTATGGACTGACTTTGTTTGTGTCCACTTCATTAAATCCTACCACTTCTGCTTCAGGATATAGCAGACACGTTGATTTTACTAGAGTCCTCAAGGTTTCCCATTGTCTAGCAGTATAATTTAATCTAGGTTCATTATCTTTATCAGTTTCTACTCCACCAATTAGACATATTGATACTGACTGATCATCAAAGTCTTCAGTATGTGAACCTACCTCATCTATATCTCTCCCTGCTTCTATGATTCCATCTCGTTTTATTATTAAATGGTATCTTATATTTAAGAATCCTTTCTGTCTGTGTAGTTTATTTAATTCACACACAGTTAGGTCTTTGCTAGGAGGTGAGTTGCTACAATGTATAATAATGTACTTAGTTTCTTTTCTTTTTATTTTTGGTAGAATCATTTGTTATCCACTCTTCAGGAATGTTTTTATCTGCAAATTCAAATTTGTATTTGACTGCCCATTCGTAACATTTAAGATTTGAACCTTGTACTTTTTGATTTTGATTATAAAAAACTAATCTAATATCTAATTTAGGATGTTTCTTTTTGACTGCTCTTAATGCTCGTTGAGCATGTGTCCTAAAAAAACCTTTAGCTTCTATTATTATTCCGTTAGGTAATATGAAGTCAGGCTTATATTTTCCTTCCAACGTATAGCCTAGAATAAGTGTTTCGTATTCATAAGCTATACGTCTATCGTCTAGGAAGGAGCCTAGTCGTTCTTCAAATTGGTTACGGAAACCTTTAGAAGTCCTCATCCTCTTCTTTAAATTCCATAGAGGTTGAATCTGAAGCATCTTCAAACCCTTCCTCTTCTTCAAATCCCATATCTGCAACAGGATTATAAGGAATCAAGTTGATAATTTGTACTGCATCCATCCACATTGTCACTCCTGCACCACCTTGAACCATCCAGGTTACAGGACGGAAAGAAACTTTAACTTCTGAACCTTTTCCTATTGATGCACTACAAGGATGCAATTTAGAATCAATAAGTCTAATCGTCACTTTCCTTTTCTCTCCAGTTTTACTCTTGAAGAAAGGCTTCTGCTTGAATTTAAACAGGACATCATCCCCATCCTCTGTATAAGGTGGGTCTGCCTGTTTTGTTGCACCTGAATCTTTCAATGAGGTGTCCATCCACTCATCAATCTGAGCCATGAACTTCTTGGCATCTTTACGAGGAATACTAAAGGCCAATCGATACTCACCTTCCTCTGAAAACTTGGTGTCGGGTCTTTCGATATAGGCCCATGTAACTTTTCCTCTCGGTGATACTACTCTATCCATTTTTATTCTCCTTAAATGAATTATTAATAATAATATATTTAAACTTCCATAAGCCTAAATACTATAAGGGGAGTTAATTAACTTTTAACAGAAAAAGTATTTAGAATCAAGGACTTCTGTTATATCTAGTTCCCCTCTCTTGGGAGGATTTGGTACTTGATCTACCACCTCCAAAGCTGCTTGTTTAAACTCTTCAAGAGGATCAAACTCTTGGTAAAGTTTTACAAATGCCTTCCTTAATAAGGTTGCTAGGATAGGCGTGTTGTGTGCATGTGTACCATAGGAATCATGTATCATTTGGAATGATCCTACTCCTTCCTTTACACACATGTTTACTGTGAAGGTCAAGGCACACGCATCTAGAGAATGTACGAAATTAGGTGCTGAACCATTAACTGCCCTCCTATTATCTATCCCTGTATCATCTTCCACCTGTACTGTGGGTTTTATCAGGATACCATCTATATGAGTGAATATTTTCTTCTTGGTTACATCCTTATACTGCTGATGTACTACCATTCCTGAAGGAACCCACCATATTAAAGGATAGTCCTCTTTACTCACTATACTTGACACTTTTCGTATCCAGTTCATTGCTTCCTTCGCACTCACTACTACCTCAGTAATAGCATTCCATACCCTACCTGTTATCCAGTTTACAGGTATATACAATGGTAAGTTCTTATCCCAAGGCCAATCTGCACCATCATAAATAGCATCTCTAACATACTCCTCTACATAACTCCTACAACTAAACCTCGTACCTCCGTATGGTACTACCATTACAGGTCTCTTTGTCATCTTCCTGTTTATCAGACCTGAATTCAACCACTTCTCTGCCATCTCATCACCTTCTTCCATCTCTCTTCTTACATCCCTCAGAACACAGTCTGCTACATCTTGGTAAATATCCTGTGGATCATGCTTGTTCATTAGGTTGGTTGCCTTACCACCTATCTTACATCTCAACATGGCAGAGTAATGTTGTAGCCCATTGTTGCTACCATCCAAAGCTATAGGTAAGCTTGACTTGTATCCAAATCCTTCCCTCTTAAATCCTGCCCATTCGTAACAGAATGCTAAGAATAACCAAGGATGATCCACTTTTTTCCAGAACTCACAGTTGAGGTCGTGTTTTGCGACTCCAAGTATCTCTTTTTCGTGTTCGTTTACCCAATTTATTCTCTCTTCCAATGTTAGTTTATCCACTCCTGCACAGTTTGCACCATGAATTGCTAACCAATCTGCCTGTTCCTGGTT